CAGAATAAACAGCATTTGCATCTGATGATCCGCAAGCCTCACAATTAGTGTGCTTTATGAAGTTAGTATTCTTACCCATATTATATTACCTCTCATTTATTATTAACAATTATATCTTTTACTGATCCATTTACTAAATCTAATTAAGTCTTCATTATCAGCATTACTCATCATTTTATTAGCTAACATACAAACCCATTCTACATTACCCTTAACATATCCTAGTCTAGGATTTATTCTATCTAATGTAGGACTATATTTATTACCGCCTACAAGACCTTGGGATGGTTTCATTTCATAACCTAATATAGGACATTTACGATCTTTAGGAAAAATAGATTTTAAATAATCTAAATCTATATTAAAATTTAAATTATTTCTTTTAACTCTATCTTTACAATGATTAAGTGATCTGCTGCATATACCTGATATAGATCTATAATATTTTAAATTACTTTCACGTTTAGACATTATTTATAAACCTCTTCCAATAATCTATATTCCAATCAGAATTATCTTTAAAATCTTTAATTAAAAATAACATTTTACCCATATAATTTAACCTATCTTCATAATCATCAGGATGATGTTTCTTATAAGTTTTAATTATAGAATCAAATTGTTCTTTTAAATTTTTATTTTTTAATATTTTACTAGCTTTAATAATCCCTATACCTTGTATCCCTGGTATATTATCTACACTATCACCTGTTAATAATTGTGTGTGTAAAAATTCACATGATTCAAATTTAGATATAGGTTTTATATATTTATGCATTAAACTATAAAACATACCCCCAATCATTTGCCAATCTTTATCAACAGTTATTAATATGTAAGGTTGTCCGTTTTTTAAATATCTAGTAGCTTCTACTGAAGCAGTATCATCAGCCTCAAACAAATTTACAGTAGTAGGTTTATATTTTTTTGTAACATAATCTTTACATATTATAAAATTTTCAGGTTTATCTTTACGTTTACCTTTGTAATTAATAAATTGTTGATTTAATTTCTTTCTAAAATTACCATGACCCGATACATGTAATGAGTATTCATCACACTGTATTTCGTCTTTTACTTCTTTATAAATATTGTCAAAAGTTTTAGTAACATCTAAATTATCTTTTATAGATTTATGACATGCTCTATAGATTAAAACATCTCCATCAACAATACCTATCATTTTAATGGGTTTCATACCATGACCTTCCCTCTTTTGCATCAGAATCCATTTGTATATTTAATTCTAATTTTTTAGTAATATAGTCTCCAAAACTATAGTTTAATATTTCTTTAACTCTTTTTACATTTTCTTTTTTAGTTTGAACTTGAACTTCATCATGTATTAAACCTAACATATCAACTTCAATATTTTCATCTTTAAACATTTTAAAAGCATTAACTACAGCACTTTTTACTGTAATAGCTTCAAAAGCTTGTAGTAAATAATTAAGTAATTTAAAACTAGATTCAGCATATATCTTCCTACCATCTAGTGCAGGTATAAAACCTAAACTATCTTTATTTTGAGTAGTGTAAAAAAACGTATTTAATTTTTTTAGTAACTCTTTTAATCCTGGTAGTGCAGAATATAATTTTTCTTTTACTTCTTTACCTTTTTCTAAATCTTCAACACCAGTGACCATTTTACCTAACTTAGCAAAACCAGCACCAAATACTGTAGCGTAAAGTAGGCCCTTGGCTAAGGGTCTTGATACACCTATAGTGTCAGCATTGTGTTGATGTATATCACCGTTTAAAACATGATCATTAACTTCTTTATTATTTAAATAATGACATAATGCTCTAATTTGATTTCCTGAACTATCACAACCAATCATTATTTTACCATCTTGATCATCAGCCATAAATAATTCACGCATTTCCTTACCGAAAAACGCATTAACACTTGGTACATTAACAATCTTAGAATGTCTTTGTCTAAATGTTGGTGTTCCAATATTAAAAGCTTCAACATAAACTCTATTATTATTTGCTTCAGCTAATTCAATCCAACCTTTAAGTACAGAATGTCTAGATCTTAATTGATAATATTTTAAAACTTTTTGTCCTATATCACCTTCAATTGTGTGAAGAGTATCTTCTGTTATTTTAGGTTCCCCTTTAGGTGTAAATTGACTTGGCTTCCATCCATTTTCAAGCAACATTGCTCTAACTTGTTCCATGTTTCCTAGATCAGCTTCAATCATATCATAACGTTGAAACGTTTTATTAGGTTCCCATAAATGTGTATCAGTAGGTTTAATTTCTTTACCTAAATATTTAGATAACATTTTACAAGTAACAACAGAAAAATTACCGTTCTGTAAATAACGTGCTTTTTTAGGTTCTTTGTCTATCATAACTTTACGAGGTTTTAATGTAGGATTAATCTCATCCTCAATAATTTTCATCTCGTTAGTTAAATATTCATAATGGCTTTTGGCTAAAGGTGTATTAAATTTCCATTTATTCATAACTTGAGTAGAACAAAGTTCAGCAATAGCATGCTCAGTTCTTAAAGCCTCTTTAAACGCAGGTCTATTTTTAATTAATGTTTGTGCCTCACTAATTAAATATTTAAAAACCTTTTCATTTAAATTAACATCCTGCAATGCATACGTTTTCATTTCTTCAGAATATTTAGTAAAATCAGGACTATCACCCTTAGCATCTTTAAGTATTTTACCAAAATTAGCTAAAGAATGTTTACCTTCTCTTCTAAAATTATTCATTTGAGATAATATCATTGTATCTATAAATTTAATATTTTTAGGTTTCCACCCTAATAATTTGTGCATCACAACATTATCATATGCAATTCCATTATGAGCAATTACAGTATCAAAAGTATTTAAATAAGGAACTAATTGATTTAAAGGTTTTGAATCAGGGTCATAATCTGAAAAAGTAATTATCTCACCAGTATCTATGTCTTTAGTGACAGCTATCCATATTTTAGAAACTGTATCTATCAAGCCATCTGTCTCCAAATCATATATTACTCTTTTCATTTTATATCCTTTTATATTTTACTTTTAAAAAAATTAAAAACCTTACCATACAAAGCTTCTTCAGATCCGCTATTATCAAATACGTATCTAAATACATGATCATCTAAAGCATGTTCAGATTCATGACTATCACCGTTATAATTTGGTCTTTTAACTGCAATCATTAAACCATGTTTTTGAACCATACTTACTTCGTTTGGAAACCTAACATCAGTTATAACAACATGTTTTTTCTTTTTTAAATATTGATTTTCTAATAACTTTACCCATACATCTTCATGTAAATTTTCTCTAAATGACATACCTATTTTTTGCAGCATATCTCTAGGTGATAAATTAAACCACTCAGGCATTTCTAATTCTCTAAATATTCTTTCTCCACCATCGCCTGAAAGTATGTTTTTATCTATACGAAATGTGTGATGTACTAAATCTTTTATAGGTTGAGCAAAACTCATTTTTTCAAAATTATAATGATCAACTAAAACTTTACCTATTGTGTCTTTACCTGACCCTTTATAACCAGCTATTCCTACAATCATTTTATTCTCCTTCGTTATAATAAAAATAATTTATTTTATCTTTTTCCATACAAGTATGTGCAAATACTGCTCTATTTTTATAAGTGTAATGACCCCATACTTGACCATTGCCTGGTTTATAATTAGGGTTATCTTTCCAAATAATAGTTTTCATGAATACATCTTCACAAGAATCACCTGGGTTTACTTTTACAGGTATCTCTATTTTATTAAGACCTGATAACCATAATATTAATATAATTGTTTTCATAATTTATTTTCTACCATAAAATTTAGTATTAGTTTTATTTTTACTAAATAAATACCAAGCAAAATTATCTGTACTAGACATTTTACTATTTTGTATCCATTTAACTCTACCTATAGAAATTATTATTCTACAATTATCAAGATACTTACTAAAATATTTATTGTGCATATAATCAGCAGGTAATAATAACCATGTATCAGCTGTGTTTATAAAATGATCTAATAAAGGTAATAATAATTTTTTATGAAACGGTGGATTAGTAATAAACATAGATGCCTTATTAATATCTAAAGCATCTTTTTTTTTAACTAATTTATTTTGTGGTTCTATATCAAAAGCTTTTTGACATATATGACCGTGCTTTATTAAATGATTAGCTAAAGCATAATTACCCGCACAAGGTTCTATGAATTTTGTTTTAGGCTTTAGGCATTCTAATAAGGGTAAAACCGCTTCATAAGGTGTAGGATAAAAATCTCTAGGATTTCTATCAAACTTTTTAGTAAATTTACTCATTGAATTACTTCAATCTTATCAATGGTATACATATAATTACATGCAAAATAAGGTCTTAACTCTTCTGCTATATTATTTTCATCCATTATAATTTCTTTTTCTTCTCTAGTTAAAATAGTTAAGTCAAATATATGACCAACTGTAATTACTAAATCTACTTTTTCAGTTTCAGAATTAACTAATAAAACTCTTTTATTTTCTACAGGTATATAATAACCTTTAAGTGCATTTCTTTTAGTGCCATTTTTTATTTCTTTAATATATTTTGGATCTACATTAAAACTATAAAATTTATTTTTCATTAAGAATCCTTTAGTTAAGGCGGGGCCGTTAAGCCCCCACCAAAAATAATTATATTACGTCTGTATCAGAATCAATTGCTTTGAACTCTAAAGAGTCTCCACCTTGATATTCTTTAAGATCAGTAACTTGGACAGCAAGTAATTGTACAGAAATACCTTTCTTACCCATATACTCATACGGCTTTAGGCGTACTTGTACATTACCTCTACTGCCATTACCTATTACATTTGTGTTAGTTATTGGCTGTAACAATTTATCAACTACCGCTGGTGGTTTAGTAGAATTTTTACCATCCGCATCTTGATAAATTTTCTTTTTAAGAGTTGCAGAATAAACTACTCCACCATTCTCTTCTACAGGTTTTACATTGATACCTGCTTTCTTCCATGTTTCAGCATCAGATTTATTATCTGTTTTAACAGTACATGAATATTGAGGTGATTTTTTATCAAACCCCAAATCAGGATTAGCTGCATCAAATTTAACCCAACTTATATCTACATTATTAAGTAACATATTATTTTCTCCTTTGTATTATTTTTGTCTTCTACCTTGACGATTATATTTTTTAAACATTCGCTTCTCATCTTTACTTTTAGATTTCTTATGAACCCTTACTCGCTTTTTAGGCTTTTGGCGTTCAACAAATGTTGTAAACTTTTTCTTAGCCATATATCTTAACCCTCTTTAGTTTTAGGTTTTTTATCCTCATATTTACATTCACCATCACATGGCCCACAATTGATACATAAACAATTACAAGCAAATTGATCAGGTGAAGTTGTGTTCTTACAATCTTCACATCTCATATCGGATCTAGACATAACTTCCTCCTTAGCCTTTTTATAAAATTTTGGATGTCTCCATACAAACGTCATAAAATACCTTACCTCCAGATTATTAGATCAAGGCTTATATTGGAGGATTAATACAAGCCCTGATAAAAACATTAATTGTGTTTCTGTAAGGGAACCTTATTAGAATTACATTAACTTTTGGAGGTAATATATGGAAATAATATTAGATATTAATTTATTAGAATCACTGCTTTTATTGGGTATTTTAAAAAGGTGCCCTTACAGAAGAAAACAAAAAAATAAAAAAAGAACTCCCCTAAGGCTATAGGCTTTAGGCCCTAATATATCCATAAATAATATATCTATAGATCAATATACCAATATATTTATAATCATTAAAAGAGAGCCTTCTATGGCCTTTTAAAGTATATGTTATTGTGTTCTTTTAATCCCAGGACAGATCAAAATAGTGCCATTGTACATAGTTGTCGCACCCTTCTAAAAAGGTAATAAACTTCTTGTAAAAACTATTTTAATCATTATATTGATTTTATTACTGGTTCAGGATCCATTAATTAAAAAACATAAAAATCCAGCGGGTACATTAAAATACCAGTGACATGGGGCTACACCGCAAGCTTAAGGCTTTAGGGGATCTAATAATTCCGTTTCGGCTTTGGGCCGAGTTACAATCCGAGCAGTAGGTTTAATCTGCTAAGCCCAATACCCGCTACGTTCTAAATAGATCTTTGTGTTCTTTGATAACATAAATATTAATTTGTGTTTTTAAAAAACATTTTGGAGGATATAATGATTAAAATAAATATGACTAAACAAGATTATAACAAAATCAAATTTAAAAATCATCATGATCAGTTAAGGCTTATCAGACATGATTACAGTAACTATGATTCTGTTATTAATGACGACAACTGGAAATATGTAACAACTAAGTTTGTAAACGAGATTACAATACACTTTCCTGTTTTAATAAATGCTGCGAAGCAATGGGCTTCTTATAAACTAACCAACTATGTGAGATAATATGAAAATAAATGATTTAGTATGGTTAAAACAACGTGACTACAAAGGTGAGTGTTGGACATTGGGTAGGGTTAAGGGTTTTACACCTAAGATGATTAAGTGTGAAGATTTAACAAGACCTGATGTTAAACAAAAAACAAATAATGTTGGTAATTTTAAATCAAAAAATGTTAAACCATTAAGTTTAAATGAATTAAATGTTCATAAAAACTTAATAATAAATGAGAGGATATAATATGGCTACTAAATTAGCAAAAAACGGTGAATACTTAGAATACGTTACAATAAGACCAGTTGGTGGTTTATCAATTAATCAGATTGCAACAGCAATTCTATTTTATCATGCAGATACTTATGATTATAAAACTGGTAAAACAGATAAACATAATATTAGACAATTCTTTTACAAATATAATACCTGGAATAAAATTATGGGTAGAGTAAAATATGTAATTTACGAAGAAGGTATGAGTAGATTAGATTATGCTTGGGAAAATATTGAGAATTATGAAACTCAATTAAAAAATGTTAAACAACAAATTAAAGATAGATATAATTCTTTAATTGGAACTAAAAAGGAGGATAAATAATGACTAAAGAATATGTAATGCAGCCTAAAGATTATAAATTACCATCGGGGTATGATGTTAATGTTGATGAGGAGTACAAACAAATGCTTGTAAAATATCCAACATTTGAATCAATACAAGTTGGCAATATTACTATGTCATCTAAATATAAAGAAAATATGAAAGGTGAAATGGAAGGTAGAAAATTAGGTTTATGGTATCATTGGCAAGCTACAAAAGCATTATCTTATATTGATACAATGATTAAACTTTATGAAGAGCCTGAATATAATTATAAAAAATTATCACCAGGTGCTTATTTAGTTGCTAAAGAAAAAATTGAATCAGACATTAAAGGTTATAAAGAAGATATAGCTAAAGCTGATGTTTGGTATAATTTAATTAAACTTAAAATGGAGGAAAATAAATAATGTCTAAAAAACTATTTAATAGAATAAATTATGTGCAATCTGCTTTAAAGCAAGATGTACACAATCAACCAGATAGATCATTAAAAGATTTTAACGAATTAGTTACTTTGATTGGTGATCAATTTGAAGATATGACTACGTTTAATATTAAACAGGAGGTAATTAATGTCAGACAATCTTAAATTAACTATATATGC